TGATCCTGCCACCCCGCTTGATGTCGCAGTGTTAGGTACTGCCGCCGCAGATACAGTTGATATTACAAATTTTGTTACTCAATGTTACATACGCCGTGCCTTTAATAGATCATCAGATTCATTTACCGGTGGCACAGCGCGTATAGTTTTTGTTGATGAAACAGGTGAATTTAATCCAGCCAATACTGGATCAAGTTTATATGGCAAGATAAAACCAATGCGTAAGATTCGCTTTACGGCAGAATATTTAGGGGTCACATATAACTTAGGTTCTTTTTATGTACAGGAATGGAATTACCAAAGCCCTACCGGGTTTGATCCAGCCTATGTGACTTTAGCCTGTGTGGATGGATTCCAGTTATTAAACCTTACAACCATTACATCAGTTAGCGGCGGCACAGCCGGACAAACCACTGCTCAAAGAATTTCAAGCCTGTTGGATGCCGGAGAATGGCCAGGTGGTATGCGTGATATATCCACTACCGCAACTACTACCGTGCAGGTAGATGATGGATCATCAAGATCATTATTGTCAGCATGTCAGGTTGTAGAAGGTACAGACCTGGGCGCGTTCTATATGGATGAGCGCGGGTATGCAAAATTTTTATCTCGCAATGACATCATAGTTGCTTCGGGTGATACTGCTACTGTTTTTAGTGATGTACCCGGATCAGGTGATGTGACATATCAGGCGGTTGAGTTTGATATTTCTGATTATCAAATGATTAATAAAGTAACTGTAACACCAACTGGGTTGAGTGGTCAGACCGCAAGCGATTCTGCAAGTATTGAGGATTATTTCCAACATAGCCGGGTCAGGGGCGGCATTATGCAAACAACAGCCGATGCGTTTAATCAAGCACAAATGATTATTGCTTCCCGAAAAGAACAGGGCGTAAACATACAATTAAATTCTTTAACTGTTGATGCCTTTGGTGAGGATGACCCTGACCGCGTAGTTGCGGCATTGAGTTTAGATATGTTTGACCCAATAGAGGTTACTCAAACCCTGCCGGCGGGAAATGTGGTTACAGATAGCGTTATTGCAGGCCTTACCTATCAAATAACACCCAAATCTTTTCAAGTAACATTTACATGCGCCCAGCCTTTTGCCGTGGGATTTTTGCTAGACTCTACCGTTGATGGAATTTTAGATGAAGATTCTTTGGCTTATTAGGGGAGTGTGATGGCAACTTTTTCAGTTGGTCAGGTATTAACGGCGGCTCAAATGAACTCAATTGCTAATCTGAGCGTTAGAGCAGTTACGGCCACATCAGACACATTAGTGGTTACTGATGCAGATAATAAATTAATTACCTATTCAAATACAGGCACAACCACAATTACAATACCGCCTTATAACACAGTGGCAATGACTACTGGATCAGTTGTAAATGTAATTAAAATTGGATCAGCCGGTACAATATCTATTATTCAAGGTTCAGGTGTAACACTTGCATCAAGTGGCGCGGTATCTACTAACCCAACAATTACCGGACAATTCAAAGCGGCAAGCATAATTAAAGTCAGTACAGACAGTTGGTATGTTGTGGGTGGAATTGCGTAATGTCTTTAATTCTTGGGATATTAGCACAAAGCGTTGGTGCTGCCCCAGCACTTCCTAATAGTTACGAATCTATTGCAACAGTAACAGTAGGTTCAGGTGGTGCAAGTAATATTACCTTTAGTTCTATTCCATCAACCTTTACCCATTTACAAATTAGGGGTATTTTATTGCCCGATTCTACTAGCGGCAACACAAATTTTCTGCAGTTTAATGCAGATACAGGCAATAATTATAGTTTCCATATGATAAGAAATTCTTCAGCAGTTGAGGAAAGTGGTTCGGTTGACCGTACTGGCGCTATTTCAATGTATGGTGGAACAAGTGTGGCTGGTGCGGTAATTTGGGATATTTTAGATTATAAAGACACCAACAAATACAAGACAGTTAGAGGCTTGGGTGGGCTAGATGATAATACTAATGGGTTTATAAATTTTTCAAGTGGTTCGTGGCGCAATACAAATGCAATATCAAGTATTAAAATATACAACGCTTCGGTTAATTTAAAGCAATATTCATCACTTGCCCTCTACGGAATTAAGGGAGTATAACAATGGCCGCAGGTGCAACCTATGAACCAATAGCGACAACTACTTTGGGTAGTGTGCAATCAACTGTTACGTTTACTTCAATCAGCGGAAGTTATACTGATTTAGTTGTTATTGGCAATCTAGGAATTGATTCCAATCGTTACCCTTTTATACGGTTTAATAGTGACACAGGAAATAATTATTCCACTACAGATGTTTACGGCACAAGTTCAAGCGCAGCATCATCAAGGGAATCTAACGGTAGTAAAATTTGGATAAGCCTAGACATTCCCAGTTCATCACAAATTGAAAGTAATTTTATTGTTAATGTGCAAAATTATTCAAACAGCACAACATATAAAACAGCACTATCTAGGTTTAATTCTGCTGCTAATGGCACAACTGCAACAATAGGGTTATGGCGTAATACCGCTGCTATCACTTCAATTACCATCGTTGGCTTTGGTGCTGGCGTGGAGTGGAATTTTCCAATTGGCTCAACCTTTACACTCTACGGAATAGCGGCGGCATAATGGCAAATACATATACTTTAATAGCGAGTTCAACTGTTGGTAGTGGCGGTGCGGCTAATGTTCAGTTTACTTCAATACCTGCTACTTATACTGATTTATTAATTAAATTATCAGGCAGACACTCTCAAAGTGCTACTTATATTAATTTTACTTTAACTTTTAATGCAACAACAACTGGTAGCAATATAGAATTGTCTGGCACGGGCTCTACTGTTGGTGCTGGAGCAAATGCAATCGCTTTAGGTGGTTACTTAAATGGAAACTCAACAACCGCAAGCACTTTTGGCAATACTGAAATATACATACCAAATTATACAAGCACAAATAAAAAATCTGTATCTATTGATTCAGTTGTAGAAAACAATGCTACTGCTAGTTTGGCTAACTTATCTGCCACTTTGCAAGACTTAACAAGTGCAATTACTTCTATAACTTTGGCTTTAGCAAGTGGGACTTTTTTAGAATTTTCAACCGCTTACCTATACGGAATCAAAAACTCATAAAGGAGAAACAATGCCAACTAAACTAATAATCAACTGCGAAACAGGAGAGCAAACTGAAGTGGAATTAACTGCTGAGGAAATCGCTCAGCGTGAGGCGGATGCTGCTAAAGCAGAGGCTGACAAAGTTGCTAAAGATGCTGAGTTAGCCGAACAAGCCAAAGTTAAGGCCGCTGTATTAAAAAGGTTAGGGCTTTCAGAAGAAGAAGCAAAAGCCTTACTATCTTAATAATGTGTGATGGCAATTATTAGAGAACTCACTAGCCCTAATGGATGGCCGGCTAGTGAGGATCGCAAGGCATTAGGCATTGAATCTTTTAATGTGCCAGGAACAAAAGTAAAGTTTGCTTGTTGTAAAGCCGTTGCGCCATTGCTTGTTAATTTTGCTAAAGAATTTCATGAATTAGTTGAACCTATTAATCAAGGCCAATTAGATGATTGGGGTTATGCCTTCAGAATGACCCGCGGATCAGATCGGGTTTTAAGCAATCATTCATCCGGTACAGCCATAGACTTAAATGCAATTAAACATTCTTTGGGCAAGTCAAATACATTTAATAAGGATCAGCGTAATACAATTAATCTACTAATAACTAAATATGGGTTAAATTGGGGTGGCAATTACAAAAAGCGCAAAGATGAAATGCATTTTGAAATAGCATTAACCAAATATGAAGTTGAACAAAAAATTAAACAGTTAGGATTAAAATGAAATTAGATAAAAAGAAAAAAGAAATTTTAAAGTCATATTTAAGAAGCGTTGCAGTTGCAACAGTTACAACAGCGTTGGCCTTAGTTGCAGATGTACGCCCTGAGTTGGCAATCCTAGCCGGCGCAGTAGTAGCCCCTCTTATCCGCTATCTTGATCCAAAAAATGATCAATTTGGTGTTAATAGTTAATGAGCGTAAATGATTGGGCGGCGTTAGCAGTATCTACCGTCACCATTTTAGGCGCGTTGGTAGCAACCGTTAGATGGCTTGTAAAACACTATTTAAGTGAGTTAAAACCTGATAACAATGGCCGCCATAATTTAGAAGGCCGGGTTGCCCGCATAGAAGAAAAATTAGACACGCTGTACCAAATACTTATTTCTAGGAATTAAGTCAGCCTTTACCCCTACCCTATGGCCATGAAGATGTGTGTGGTTGTACCTAGTAGGGGTAGGCCTGAAAATGTAGATCGCCTGGCCAAAGCCTTTCTTGATACCAATGCTGATGCTGATCTTTATATTGTTGTAGATAATGATGATCCCAAATGGAATGAGTATGCAAAAAATGAATCTTATACAATGTTGCCGGCAGATAATAAAACAGGTGGTTGTGCCGCTTCTCTTAATACCGGTGCGGTTTTGCTTTTGGATATTACTAAGTTTCCTTTATATGATTATTTTGTTTTCATGGGTGATGATCACCTTCCTAGAACCCAGGGCTGGGATAAAGCCTTTATTCAAGCGTTAAAAAATAATGCTGGTATTGCCTATGGTGATGATTTATTACAAGGTAAAAACTTGCCAACAGCCTATGCAACTACGCGTGAAGTAGTTAATGAACTCAGGGGTATGACATTTCCCGGATGCATACATTTATATTTTGATAATTTTGTTAAACAGTTAGGCATTGATCTAGGCGCATTAATATATTTATCTGATGTAATCATTGAGCATTTACATCCAGTAGCGGGTAAGGCTGAGATGGATGAAGGTTATGCCAGGGTTAATCAACCTAAATGGTATGAAGAAGATTTATTAACATTACAGAAGTACATCAGATCGCAAGAGTATGCAGATTTGGTAAACAAACTTAAATGAACATATTAATTACCGGATCACATGGTTTTGTTGGGCGCGCCTTTAGGCGTGCGTTACCTCACGCCAATTTAACTTTAGTAGATTTAAAACAGGGTGTTGATTGCCGTAAGTTTTTTCAATTAGAAAAAAAGCAATATGATCTTGTAATTCATTTGGCCGCAGTGGTCGGTGGCCGGATGCTTATAGAAAATGAACCGTTAGCCTTAGCGGTTGATCTAGCCATTGATGCTGAGTTTGCATCCTGGGCAATGAGAACTAAACAACCCTATCTTGTTTACTTTTCATCATCAGCCGCTTATCCCATTGAACTACAAACGCTAAATAAAAAACGCCGGTTAAAAGAAAAGGACATCAATTTTAATAAGATTGGTAAGCCTGATATGACTTATGGTTGGTCAAAATTAACCGGCGAAATGTTAATGAACTACTTGCGTGAAGAAGATACAAAGGTGCTAACCCTTAGACCATTTAGCGGATACGGCACAGATCAAGATTTAGATTATCCATTTCCATCTATTATTGAACGCGCCATTATGAACGCTAACCCCTTTAATATTTGGGGTAAGGCAACTACTACCAGGGATTTTATACACATTGATGACATAGTTGATGCGGTCATAACTATGGTTAGAAATGATTGCAATCAAACTGTAAATCTATGCACCGGCAGACCTAGCACTTTCATGGATTTAGCCACAATTGCCTTAAAGGTTTTAGGCCATGAAAAAACCCATCGTAAAAATTTCAAAGTATTAACCGATAAGCCGGCGGGTGTGGCCTACCGGGTAGGTGATCCAACCATGATGAGTGACTACTACACCCCAAAAATTAGTTTAGAAGAAGGCGTTGAACGCGCCATACGCGGAATAATATGATCTAAAATTGGTGACTATGGCTACTAAAAAACCTAGAAAAGCACCCCAGCGTAAGCGGCGCACGCCACGCAAGGCTGAGGCGTTGAACAAACTAGAAAATCATTACATTACTTTGAATGAAATGTTTAAAGCGGCCAAAGCCGCCGGGTTTAGCCATGATGTTGCATTTTGGTTAATTACAGAGCCAGGTGCATCAATGCCTGATTGGATCAATCCAGGTAACCAACCCACTGAGATCATTCCCCGAATTGATCCAACAGATGATGAGGATGAAGATTAAGCGCGATAAATCATTTAACGCCAAATACCTTGTAGTCAGTGATCTACAAGTACCATTCCAATTTACAGAAGCCGTAATCAATTTAAAAAAACTGGTCAATACTTTTAAATTTGATTTAGTTTTAAATGTTGGTGATGAGATGGATTTCAATACTATTTCTCGTTTTGCAGATGGTAAGGCTGAATCATTTATGCAAACCCTGGATCAAGATCGGGCTACATGCCAGGATATTCTTTATGATCTAAAAACAGATGTAGTATCAAGATCAAATCATTCTGATCGGTTGTACAAGGCCATACAACGCATACCCGGATTAATGGGATTACCTGAATTACAATATGCCAACTTCATGGGCTTTGATGATCTTGGAATCCATTACGCAAAACAGCCCTATCCAATCCCAGGAACTAACTTTGTCCTATGTCATGGGGATGAAGGGGTCATATCTAATATTGCTGGTCAAACCGCGTTGAATCTTAGTAAACGCTGGGGATTTTCTGTAATTTCGGGACACACGCACAGATTGGGCTACACATGCCATTCAGAAGCCTTTAATGGCCGATTACAGAGGGTTTTAGTAGGGGTTGAGTGTGGTCACACCTGTGATCTGAAAAAGATGTCCTATACCAAAGGCTACGCCAATTGGCAGGCTGGGGCGGTTATCATCCATATCAAGCGTGGCAATGTGAGCGTAGAGATGATCCCATTTAATGTTGATGGGTCATTTACTGCTATGGGTAAGGCCTTTGGGTGAGGTAGATCACATAACACGCCGTGCCTGGTAATTGCATTTGTCAGCCCCCTAGTGTTTAATTGCATTTACAAACGCAATTGACCGGAAGGGGTTAATATGTTAGAAATAAGAAGTAATAAATCAGTAACAACATGTTTTAACATTGTTATACATGATGATTGGTCTATTGAAAATGACCAATTAATTGTAGAAATAAATGGCAAAAAATATTTTTGCATGTATGCATTTATTGATAAAAATTGGTCTTCAGATGGAACAGAATTTCAATTGGAGAGAGTAAAAAATCCAGTTGGTAAAGCAACATTTGTTTCTGTTTTGAAAAATGGTACGGCTGGTAACAGTTACAAAGATGAAATAATTTGGAATCGTAATTCTTACAATGGTGTGTTTGCTCATTTATTTGATGCTTACAATGAAGAATTTGAAAAACTACAATTGCAACATTTAGTAGGTGTTAATTAATGAAACTTACACCAAATCAATTTGAAGGTTTAACACAATGTCAAATGGAGTGGGCTACTGAATCAGATTGGCTAAAACAAAAAGATAGATTTGAAGACACAATTTGTTGGTCACATTTATTTATTTATTGGGTAGATAATTATGCCTCAGTTATATTGGCTACTGAATTTTTAAAACAGAATAAATGGGATTACAGCATTTCATTTGACAATGCAGTTGGGCAATATTGTTTTACCACCAACTACCGTGGATCATGGGTGTATGCGTGAACGCCGTAGCCTATGCAGAAAAAGGTTGGTGGGTTTTGCCATTAAAACCACAATCTAAAGAGCCTTGCAAGTTTTTAAGACATGGGTATTTGGATGCTAGTGGTGATGTAACCATTGTTAATAAATGGTTTAAAGATGATCCGGATTTAAATATTGGCTTGGCTATTGTGCAATCTAATTTGGTTGTACTGGATTTTGATATACGCAATATTTCATCCAGGATTTTATGGGAACAATATCGCCGTATGTGTGTTACATCTAATACCCATACTGTTAAAACAGATAACGGTTTTCATTTCTATTACCTTGCAGATAAAACTAAGCAATTTAAAGGCAAGGTGATACCAGGTATAGATATTAAACACAAAGGTTATGTTGTGTTGCCACCATCTATACACCCAAATGGCACTGTTTATGAAGTAATAAACAATGTTGATCCGGTTGCATTACCGGCTGAATTAGAAAAGGTAATGACTTGGAATTAGTCAAATATGATAAAGAATCAGGTGCTTATGTTGATGAAAAGCGTAAGCACTTTGTAAAGGCTTCTTTAATCCGCAAACACGCCAAAAAAGCAATAGGCGCAAGGCAGGTTAGAGGAAGGCTATCAGCCAAAATGGTTGAAGCATATTGGTTAGACAAGTTCAAGGAAGCGGTGAAATATGAACTATGAGATATATGGGTGGTTGGTAACAATTACCTTGTTTACGCTGGTAGCACTGTTGATTGGTGTTACATGGATTGTGGCCGTTGAGAATGGCTATGACAAAGGGTTTAAGAGTGGGTACAAGCGCGGCACTACCGACACAAAGCAAACTAATGTAAAGGTAGAAAAATTTACCGTTAGAACTCACCCATCAATGCGCCAAAAGATGCTTGAAGCCGATAATGAATATTTAATGGAAAAGGTTGTAAGCCTTTGGGATAAGGAAAACAGATAATGAACATGAATGATTATGTTGATGTGGCTGAGCGCATAGCGCAATTAAAAGAAGCCTATCCTGAAGCATCATTACAACCGTATGATCCTAGTAAGCCTTATGAGATTGTACAGGTTGAAGGTAAAACCTATGTGGTTTATACCGCCGCTTGTTACCGTGATCCTCATGATGTAAGGCCTGGAGTTGCAGTTGCCTGGGAACAAATACCCGGTAAAGGAATGACAGCCGGGTCAGAGTTAATGATTTGTGAAACAAGCGCATGGGGTAGAGCCATTGTTGCGGCTATGAAAACTGCTACAAAGCGCGTGGCATCTAAACAAGAAGTAATCGCGGCTAAAGCCCGGCAATCTTGGGCAGTAACCCCTACTGATTCTTTAGATTCAGATTTACTATCTAGGCCATCTGAACCCATACCCCCTACAAAGGCAATCTATGGTCAGCCTGGTAGCAAGTCGGCATTGATGGAAAGAATTATGCGCCATCAGTTTGTAGAGGAAAAAAAGTATGATGAGAATCCAGCACCTATGAGTGTTGAACAGGTAGTTGATGTATTGGCTACTGATGTACCGGCGGTGCAACATTGCCAACATGGTGAGATGCAACTTAAAACAGGCATATCTAAGGGGCGGGGAACACCGTTTTATGGATATGTGTGTGCCAAAGGTTGTGATGCTAAATGGGCAACTATGAGTAAGGAAACCGGTAAATGGTATTACCCAGGTGCTAACAATGGGTGATATGGAAATGATTGACCCCACCGGAGTTAGAGCAAGATTTACAGATGATGGCGTTGAAGTAGATATTGTGCCATTTAGTGAATGTTGTGAATTTTGTAATGACCCACGCATGATGAATGTAAACGGCGTGCGTAGGTGCGCCGGATGTGGATGCATCAATCACATTCAGTACAGGGTTCATGAGTAAATTTGATTATCACCGGGCTATGGCTGAAGGTCATGGCTATAACCTGTATGTGGCTGACCTACTGGCCACATTTGGGATTCCAAAGGTAGATGTACCTGAATTTAGTATTGCTACTACCCATGATCAGATTAGGGATAAAACCTTAAATGAAAAGGATATTGTGGTTGATGATCTAATCCTAGAAGTCAAAAGTAGTAGCAGATCATTCACTGATGTAGATGATTTCCCGCATAATCCTTTGATTGTGGACACGGTTTATGGCTTTGATAGCAAAATAATTAAGCCGTTTGCCTATGTAATTATTAGCCAAAAAACCCACAATATCTTTGTTATACCTGTTGCAACAAAGTATGATTGGGGTATCCAGGAATACTACGATGCACAGAGAGATATAACCGAACGCTTTTATATCGTACAGAAGCGACATTGCAGACCATTTATTGAACTAGTGGACATCCTGTTAGAGAGAGCCCATGAGCGAACCAATCAGATGTAATAAATGTGGTAATTGGATTATTAGCGATCAATCCTGCTACATCTGTTACATATTAATGAGAAGCCAAAAGAAATTAAGTTAGTGTGAACTAGATCACATCTCACATAGTGAGATTAGTTTAGGAGTTACGCAATGATGATTAGGAGTAGTGTGCTAGGCTCACGCCTTAGCATTTGGCTTAAAGGCCAAAAATGCGAGCCCCGAAGGGGATGGCTCGCAAGGTGCTGGCTATTTGGGATAACTCTATGTGTTTTTAACACATTATCGTTTGATAAAGGATTATCTGATTCAAATTACAAACCTACGCATTACAAGCAATATATTTTAATGACATTAAATAATATGGATCAGACCCATTGCCTGATTGATTTATACACGAAAGAGAGCAATTTCAACCCAAAAGCACAAAATGGTAGTCATTATGGAATACCCCAGGGCAGGTCTAAATATCTTGCTACTGTTAATGGAATTAAACAGATTGAATGGGGTAAAAAATATATTGGTAATCGCTATGGCTGGGTGGATAAGGTCAATAATGTCCCTAATGCATGCGCCGCATGGGAACATTTTAAAAGGAAAAATTGGCATTAGTATCTAATTGCAGGCATGTGTATAAAACCCTGGGTGCATCATTGTGTCATTACTGTGGATTGCCTACCCATGAAGTAGATTGGGCTCACCAAAACAGGTTAAAAGAGCAGTGGCATATAGATAATCCAAATGCCCAATATGAAGGGTGGATGTCCATTTGAAGGATACAGAAAAAATAACAATTGGTATTACATCACCAGGTTATGTAGTTACAGACTTTATGACCAGTATTTTAGATGTTGCTAGATCACAAAAACAATTGGGTCAGTTTATTAGCCTACAAGGTTCAGGGGTTATTAGTAGGTTGCGTAATCAAATAGTTGCTACCTTCTTACAGAAAACTACTGATGATTGGCTATTGCAGATAGATACAGATCAAAGGTTTACAGTAGATCATTTTAAGAAGTTAGTCAGTGCGGCTGATAAAGATAAACGCCCTATTGTGTCCGGTGTTGTGCATGGTGGCTGGGATGTAGGTGAGTTGTACCTAGAGCCTGTGCCTTGCATCTTTAAATTAGGTACTGATAACGGATTGTATGCCATCCATGACTATGAAGAAGATAGTGTGATTGAGGTAGATGCGGCTGGTACAGGTGCAATACTGGTACATAGATCAGTATTTGAAAGGTTTGTAAAAGAAGCAGATCAAACCCATCAAGGTGATAAGTGGTGTTTCTATCAAGACATGCCATTGCATAAAGAATGGGTTGGTGAAGATTTGTTGTGGTGCATCAGGGCTAAGTCTTTTGGGTATAAACTATATGCACATACAGGTGTGCAGATAGAACATCAGCGTAAGATGTGGATAGGTCAGAAGCAACACAAAGACTTTGAACGCTTTAGGCGTTTAAGGCTACAAAGTGAGGAACAGATTAATGACAATCAAAGCAAATAAGATTGCAGTAGGCACAACTAAAGTACAGTTGGTTGAAGT